GGTTCTTAAGGACCGACCAGACGATGCCGATCAATGTGGCAATAGCACCCACAGCCGTTTCCAGGGTGGCCGCATCCATCATGCCGCTGGACACAAAGAAGCCGCCGCCGAAGGTAAGCAGGTGGCGTACAAAGCCGAGAATAGTGTTAAAATTCATGTCAAAGTCCTTTCGCTGGGAATGCCCGCCAGATACTGCTTGCCGTCATAGGTCAGGGCCTGGCGGCGCGTCATGCCCCTCACGGCTACACTCACATGCACCCAGCCCGAATGCGGCACGCCGGGCCGGTACATTTCCAAAATCAGTTGATCGTAAGTGATCGGCGGCACAGCGTCCTTGATGGCCTTGGCCAATGCTACCGTGCTCATGCCGGGACACTTGATGTCCGCCGCCTCACCCGTTTGGTGCTGGGAAGCAGAAACGCCGCCCACCAATTTGTTCAGCGCCTCGCAGCGATAGCCGGATGTTACCAAGATCGGCTTTCCCACCATATCCCGGATCGGCTGCAAAATGTCTCGCGCCAATATCTTCAGATTTTCAATCGCTTCCGGGGGCGGCGTGTTGTCAATCCCGTGCTGCGCGGCGATCCGGCTGCGCGTCAATTCGGCCAAGGTGAAGTTGGGGGACAGGTTCATTTGTCCAGCTTCTTATCCAATTTGTCTTCCATTCGGATCAATCGCGACTCCACCCGATCAACAAATTTTTCCATGACGCGCACCTGCTCCACTGAGCGCCCCTCCAATTGATCCAGGCGGTTTTCAACCGTTGCACCCCAAACAATCATAGGCGATATAATCGCCACGGTTTGCAGTACATGCCCCCAGGTAACAACCGGATCAAATCTTATTCCCGCGATGGTTTTTTCTGCCATGGCACCCCTTCACAAACTAAAAGATTAACTTAGCCAAAAACCCGCTAGCACCAAAGAATGCCAGATCGACAAGCGTGTCATTCCAACTATTCACTGGCCACTGATCCACCACTTCACGCGGCAACATGGCAATTATCGGCGCTGTAACACACACCCATAACGGCGCGCTGTAATATGCCAGCGGCAGGGCAATCAGCAGCCCCCAGGCAAAATGCAACGTCTGGTCGATGACTTGCTTGCGCCAGCCACCTAATTTATCAGTCCAGTTACGAGGCAGTGTCATCGTCACCTCTTACGCTGTCGGATTAAAGCTCTTCCACTGGCTGTAGTCCGCCACCACGGTCAGGCCGACGCGAATTTCCCCCGCCGCACCCAGCCCGCCGATGCAGTGCACCCGCAACGTGTTCTCGGTGTTGAATACACGGGACTCCGCCGCAAATGACGATTGGTTGACAATGGTCAAGTCCCCCACCGCCTTACCGTTCTGGGTGCTGAAACTGTGATGGTAGTCGTTATCATCTTCGCTGCCGATCAGAATGTTGTTGGTGCCAGCTGCGGCTGTAGCTTCGGTGTATAACACCAAAAGTTCTTTGATGATCAGCACGCAGGTAGAGCTGCGATTGCCCCAGGCCAGCGGCAGGGCCGCCGGAGCAATGGGAAAATCATATGTCACGGCAGAGCCGGACAGGTCAATAACCTGCGGGCACCAAATTTGGAAAGCAGGCGGCGGCGTTCGTAATGTCATTTAAGCGCTCCTGATCAGGCTAACATTTAATTCATTCATCGCTTCAATGACGTTCATGTAGCCCCGGTCGCTGATCTGGGCCACGTCGTTGTTGAAGCACTGAACGCCGGTGAGGACGTTGTAACTATCTCCATCATTGACAGTCGGCAAGTTACGGATGTTAATGCCGATGCCGTACTTCTGAAAACCACGTCCATAGGTGCCGTCGCTGTTGGCGCGGCCCAAAGTAGTCGCGCCGTTGGTGGTGGCGATGTCGGCAGCGGCGGCGGTGGCAGCGCCATTGGTGGTGGCGATGTTGTTCTGAGAGAGTGTGGTGTTGTTGAGGTTTTCCGAGGCGTTGAACGTGCCTGTTACGCCCGTGAGGTAGATATACCCATCGCTATTGCCCAGCGACCAATCGCCCGCCGCACCGGACTGCTGCGAAACCCACAGCACGGTGCCGCTGGCCCCGCTGGTGGCCCCTGTCAAGGTGTCACCCGCGCGCGGCTTGTCGCTGCCTGAGTTATAAGGCACGCGGCTGGTGACGTTCTTGATGATTTCGCTAGCGTTGAACGCGCCGTTGTTTTCCACCACATGAAACACACCGGCGGCATCACCCCCGCCCCAGGTGCCGCTGGTGACAACGATACGTCTTACACGGCCCAATTTGTTGCTGGTGGCCCCCTGGAGCATGCTCCCCAGCCACGGCTCCACGCTGCCGGAATTAAAGGGGATCAGGGTGGCCTTGGTCTGGAACGCTATGACGCCAACACCCACGTTATTATCGGACGTGCCCTCAATATTTAAGCCGGAACACTTGGTGTTATCGTTCCCGCGCGTCGTTGTGTCGATGGCGTCGCGGTTGCCGCGATTGTTGTTCCAAACCCGCACGCCCGTACATGTGTTGCGCTGCGCCACGTTATAGAGTTCCGCGCCAGACGACCAGTTTTCATAGCCCTGCACACCGATAATTGTATTGTCGCAACTGTTTTCAATGCGGACGCCAAGGATGGAGTCGTGGCCGGTCAGGTTTTCCAGGTGGGAATCGTAGGTTTCCTCCACATAAACACCCGACACGGGCGCTAAATGTTCAACAGATTGGTTGGAATAGCCGCGCAGGTTCTTCAGGGTCAGGCGGCGGTTGGGGTTTCCACTGGTGCCCCACGACCCGACTGAATGATAATAGCAGTTATATCCAACCACATCCTCCATGCTGCTGTCTGACATGCCGGAACCGAATATCACGCCGTTTTCTACGCCCGTGGCCCGCACGCGCTTCAGGTGGATATTGCTGGATGACGTGAACAGAATGCCATAGGTGTCAAAGCCGTTATTAACAAACGAGGTGGCGTCTCCGGCGGCGGAGATGCCCTCCAGCGACACGTTGCTGCGGCCGGTGCCGTAGATCAGATGGGCGGTTCCAGACGAGACCCCCAGCACACCCGGAAAGTTGAAATAGGCGTAATCCGGGCCATCCGCCCGCAACCGCTTGTTGTTGACAGTGATGTTAATCCGTGCGCCGAACGTGTATGTGGACCCTGATTGAAACACCAACTCCCGCAAAGTAGACGCCAGGAAATTCGTCATCGCCGTGTCGTTCAGGCTGCCGTCGGTCTTGAAGCCGAAGGCCGCCGCCGGCAACCAATCTTGATGCAAGACACGGAACCACCGGCCGCCCACAGCCGTGAACACCAGGCCATCATCCACCGTGGCCGATGATCCCGCCACAAACTGAAAATAGCCGCCGCCAACGCGGGAGCCGGTGTGATAGCCCACCATGAAAATCACTTGGCGGTCCAGCATCCCGGTCAGCGCTTCCAGCGCTTCGTGATCGCCCACGCTGGAAATTTCACCGATGGAAACGCCCCCCAGATACGCCGCAATGGCGGCGTCGATGTTGGCGATCAGCGGACCCGCCATGGGCTGGCCCGTGGCGGCAAAGCCCAGCAGCCGCGACGCGCGGGCCGATTGCGACGGCAGAGCGTTCAGCGTTGTCGGCAAGTCGCCGGCCCCCAGGCGCAACACGCGATTGTTGGATACTTGATTTTCCTGGATCAGCATCGTCAGTTTATCGAGACCGCTTTCGTGGCTTTCCGCCGGAAACGGATCATTGGGCACGTAATCCAGTTCCTGGGTGGGCGTGGTCACGCGCTCGATGGTCACCCGCTGGCTGGCGGCGGGCGGTGTGATGAATGTCACCGTGCCGCCGGTTGCAACGCCAGCGCCGGTCACCGTGTAATGGGTGTTCAGCGTTTGCGCCGTGTCCACTCCCGTCGTGGTGTTGGTCAACGTCACCACCAGGTCGGTGGCAGCGATGAATTTGAAACTGGTGGCGAAGGCCGTGGTCACACCGTTGCCGGTGTATTGCACCCGCGCCGCCGTGGTTTGCACCGTCATCTAATTTCCCTCCAATGCATTTTCAAAATCCGGCGCGCGATCCGGTGATGTTTCACCCGGCCGCCACCAGAAATCCTGATCGAATTCATTGCGCGCACGGGCTTCCATGCGGCGGAAGCTGGCCGCGTAATTCGGATCCAGCTCCTTTTGCAGCTCATCGAACACGATGCGGTTCAACGCCAGGCGCGCATACCAGATGGAGCCGCCGGGCAAATAACGGCGGACGAAATTCGTGGCTTCGCGGCCCGCATTGGTGGGATCATCGCCGGGCAGTTGCATGATGTTCCCCACGGTCAGCTTGCGCACGTCATCGCCCAGCTGCACTACCGGCCCCATCAGCGTTACCGCCGCGCTGCCGCCAAAGCGGTTCACGTCGGAAAACAGGAAGTCGCCAAAAATGCCAAAGCCGCCGCCTTGCAGCATCGCCGCGCCCCAAAATTCACCGTCATCCATGGGCCGCGGGTCTTTGCCGGCGGCGATCTGCTTCATCTGCAGCGCCAGCGCGCCGAATAAGGTGGTGGCGATGATCAGATTGGCGGCGGAACTGGCCTTGCCGCCCAAGCCTTTTTGCGCCAGGGCGCGCATGACATGGGTGTAAATCAGCGTCACGCCGAAGGATTTATACATTAGGGCGGAGCGCTGAATTTCCCCCCAAAGCGATCCCGCCGGGGCCGCGCCGCCCAGCGCCGCCCGGCCGCGCAAGGATGCGGTGGGCACCGCGAAATTGGTTTCGGTCGCCACCATTTCCAACAGCCGGGTGGCCAGGTCGTCCGCCAGGCCCGGCGCAATGTCAGTGCGCGCCGCCACATCCTCGGGCCGCAAAAACGCCGCGCCTTCGTGCCGGTACAGGTCCGTGGCCCGGATGGTGTCCCAGGCGGAAGCGCCAATGCGGTAACGCTCCAAGGCGCGCTGCAACGGCGGCTCCAGCTCTGCGAATGTCTTACCCGCCATGTCGCCCAGATGGCCCAGGAATTCCATGCCGAAGGCCCAGCGGCCCGCTTGTGTCCAGGGAGACAAACCCGACAGCCGCAACACCCCGTCGGATAAGCGCCGCGACCATTCCGGGCCACTCACTTCCCCCACATAGCGTTGCTGCGCGGCGGCGATCTGGCTCCACCCGTCGGCCACCAGGCCCAACCGCACCGCCAGCTTCTGGTTTTCCGTCACCCCCGGCGACAGCAGCTTGAAATAATTCGCCAGCACCCGGGCGGTGGACAAGCCGTTGAAGCGGGCCGCCTGGCGTTGAAACGCCACGTCGGTGATGGCGGATAGCGCCGCCGATCCCAACTGCGCCGCTGTCAGCAGTGACCGGGTCATGGCAAAGCCGCGCCCCACCTTGCCGTTGATGGGCGCGTTCACCTCGCCGGTGTGGTGGCCCCACATGGCGCTGTTCAAAAGTTCGGCCTTCCTGGCCGCGTTCATGGCGGCCTCGCCACCGGCGGCCGCATCCTCGATGGCGGCCTGGCGCTTCACCGTGTCCGCCAGCCAGCGCAGGGTCGCGGTGGGATTAGGCCCCAAAATCTCCAGGGCGGCGATGTCGCGGGCCATGCCGTCCATGTGGCCCAGCATCACGTCAAACGGCGTGCCCAATCCAAACCGCTTTTGGTATGACAACCAATCGTCCGCCGATTTGAACACCAGAAAGCGGTGATCCAGCCGCCGGTTGGCCAGCTTCTTGCCGCCCACCTGGCCGGGCCGCAGCTTGATAAAGCCGTCGGTGGCGATGGTGTCGTACACACTGCGCAGCGCCGCTTCCAGTCCTTGCGGGCTGAACGGCGCGCCGGTCACTTCGTCAATCATTTTGGCCCTGTCCAGCCGCGGCAGGATGTCCGCCCGCCAGGCGTCAAAACCGGCCTTCCTGACCGCCACGCTATCGTGCGCCTGCGGCATCCCCCAATCGGCGCGCTTAGGGATGCGGCCGCCGGCGGCGTTGAATTTGGTGCGCAGCCATTCGGCGGTCTGGGCCCACGCCTGCGCCATCTCCCTGGCCGCCGCGTCGCCGGTGTTCTGGCCAAAAATTTCCCGCACCAGGTTGTCCAATTGCGCCGGGGCGCGCACGTTGCCCACCAGATTGCGGCGGAAGGTCGCCAGCACCTCGGTCATGCGGGCGTGCGCCCGGTTCAGGATCGCCGCCTTCCTGGCCGTGACGTTGGAAAAGGTCGCCCCTTCGTAGCGGTCCAGCAGCGCCGTGGCGGCGGTGGCCATGGCGCGCGCCGATCCATCACCAAACGATTGGATGTCTTTCAGCCGTTCGGCCTGGACGCGGGCTTGCAGCAAAGCCTGGCGGCGCTTCTCCAAGGTTTCCGATTGCAGCGATTTTAAGGCCCGTTCGGTGGCCGCCAGCTCGGCCTGCACCGGGTCCATGGATTGCGCCAGGTCGGCATAAATTTCGTCATAAGTTTCCTGGGCCGCCCGGGCGCGCCCAGCATCGATCTTGCCTTCCCGCAGCAACTTGGTCAGACAGGCGGACATGCTCATAAGCAGCCCTCCACGTCCGCCAGGAAGGCTTGATCCTTGTCCAACTCATCCAGCAGGTCCGCCAGCCGAACCGGCTCGCCATCATCCGCCAGACGCACGGCAAAATCCGGGTCCAGCGCCAACAGCTCGTCAGCGGCTTCCATGGCCGCGCGGATGTCGTGATCCAGTCTGTCAGTCTGGATTTTCTGGCCGGAACCGGCCGGGTCCGCGAAGCTGTCTAGCCATTCTTGGGCGGCGGCGCTGTCACGCGCTCCACCCAATCCGCGTGGGCCATCAGCCGCCGGGCGGCCTTCTTGCGGTCCGCGCTGGCCGCCGGGTCCGCCAGCGTCGCCGCGGCCAATTTGCGGTTCTGTTCCAGATTGAAGTGGGATTTCAGCCGCGCGGCCCGCTCCTGGGGCGGGATAAATGTCGCCGGTTTCATCGAACGGGATGTCATCGTAAAGTCCTTCCGCGCCGCGAACGGCAAATTCCTCGGCCTGGATGGCCTCGCGTTCCAGGGCAAGATACTCCTCATCGGTCAGGTCTTCAATCCTGGGCGGCGGTTCCATCTCCGGCGGGTCGTAGCGGCGCTGCCAGGCTTCATCCGCCGCCAGCCAATCCCGGTAGGCTTGCGCCTCCACTTCACCATCACGGGAATAAACCCCTTGCGCGGTTTTGCGCCCGGCGATGTCCCGCTGAATGGCATCGGCTATTACCTGGGTATCCAACAGGTCGCTGTAGGTTTCAGGCTCAATATTCGGCGCGTTGTCGGGATCAAAGCCCCGCTGCCGGAACCAATCTTCCAACTGGTCCAAATGGATACCGCCATTCTTCCGAAACAGCATTTTCAAACTGACATCGGATTTCAGGTCATCAGGGTGGACCGCGCCCGCATCGATGGCCGCCTGCAAGTTCAGGGATTTGCCGCGCCGCTTAAGCTCGGCCCGCAATTCATCAATCAGCGACGGCGGGCGGCGTTTGGGCATGGGGTTTTCCGCCAGAAAAGCTTCCCGTTCGGCCGCTTCTCGTGCCTCACGGTCCGCCATGTCCCGCGCAATACTCTCCCGCCGCAACGGTTCCGGCAGCAGGGACTCGTCCACGTCCGGCAGGTCCACCGGCCGGCCGGCCTGCAAATCGTCCATGGCTTCCGCCAGACGGGCGTCATGCGTCGCTGTTCCACGTGAATCATTCGTAAAAGGGTTGCTTTGCCGAACTTCTAATTCCGCTTCCAGCACATGAAGCGCCGCGTTTTCATCCGGCGTCCGGTTGGGCTTGGCGCGTAATTTATCCACCAGCGCCGCCGTGCCTTCCCGGGTCCAGTCGTATGCCTTAGGCGCAATCTCGATGCCGCCCCGGATCAGCGCCGCGCCGGCGCCAGCGGTTGCAATGTTGAATGCCGCATTCCCGGCGGTGAAGTCCCGTTCCAAAGCCGCGTAATTTTCGGCGATGGCCGGCTGGCTGGCCGCCTCAACGCCCATGTTGATCAGCGCTTCCTTGGCCATCACCCGGGCGATGCCTTGCCCCAGGGCGCGGCCGGCGCCGATGGGCAGGCTGATGATGTTCACCGGGTCCGTGAACGCCCCGCCGATGGCGCCCAGGAAATAGCCGACATGGCCCAAGGCGGTGGCGCGGGAATTGATGTCTTCCGCCGCTGCCAGGGTGTCATTGGCCGCCTGCAGAATGGCCGCCTCGAATTCCTCGCGCGTCTTGGGCAGGCCCGGCAGGAAGTTCGGATCGGTTTCCCGGCGGCGCGCGATTTCCGCCCACAGGGTTGCTTCCTGCTCTTGCAGCGTCACCGCTGGCGAAAAGAAGCTGTTGCGGCGGCGCACCTTGCCCCCTTCCGGCAGGATGGCTTGCCCGGCCCAGGGGTTGACCCACCGTTCCGCCCACGGCAGTCCGGCGTTCAGCGCGTCCACTATCGGGGCATACGCCGCCGCGCGCTGGCGCTCCAGCGCGTTGGTAGTGTCCGCCGCCCGGATGGCGCGAAATCCAGCGCCCACGTTCTCGCCAAAGCTGCTGGCCGGTCCCAATGCAAAGGCCGCCGGACCCGCATTGGCCGCCGCCACGTCCGTGGCGTTTTCCGCCCAAATGCTCATGGCTCATCTCCAATGGCGGCTTTTGCCTGCAACTTGCGCACGTCCAGCACATAAAAACCGCCGGGGCCGCTGCCGCGCCACATTTCCAGGCCGTCCCTGTCGTCGCTAACCATGTAGCGGCCATCGCCCGCATCCCACAAAAAGCCCCGAATGCCTTTGTCGATGGCCACGGGATCCCCGTTCAGGTAGCTGGGGGCTTCTCCGCCTACTGAGGCCCGCTTGGCATCCGCCGCCGTGGCATTGAACACCAGGTCGTCAAATTCCGCCGCCGTCATTTCCGGCGGCAGCACGATGGGCTGACGTTCCCGGCGCACAAAGGCCGTGGCGCCCGGCGCGTGAAAGCCACCCCTGAGCTGACCATCCGCGCCCACGGAACCACCCACCGCCTGATTTAAGCTCGCGGTCCATAAATTTGTGTCCAGATCATCGGCACCAATGCCGCGCCGCACAGCCTCCGCGGTGTAAATGGCCTGCGCCGCCGCATACACCCGCGCCCGCATGACGGGCTGCATGGCCAGGGCACGCGGGTTTAATGTGGCATCCTTGGCCAGCACCTTTTCGCCGGCTTTGATCAGCTCTTGCCCGGCAAAAATCTGCCGCGCCGTGCGCGCCTGTTGTGGGCCGAGCAGACTTAAAGCCCCGGCGTGGGCAAACACCGGGTCCGCCTGGCCCAGTTGAGCGAACACCCTGGCGGAAGCCCTGGTGCCAAAGCCCGCCACGATGTTTTGCGCCAGGCCCGCCTTTTCATCCGGGGTGGCCGTGGCCAATCGGTCGGCCAATTGCGCTGCTTCCTCATTGGTCAGGTATTTGGGGGAACGGCCATAATAGCCCGCCACGCCGTCGCCCACCCGTCGCCGCGTCGCCATGCTGTCGGCGTCGTCAAAATCCAGCGGCGCCACTTGCGCGGTGCCCGCCTTGGCTGCCCAGGAAAGCGGATCGGCGGCCAGCCCGGCATTCATGGCTTTCAGCAGGGCTTCCGCGGTGGTGCGGTCCTCCATCAGCTGGGCCGGAACATTTTCGCCGGCGGCGGTTATGCGCGCCGACATTTCGTTGATGGTTGATTGCAATTCCGCCGGCGTCGCCACGTTCAGCCTGGCGGTCAGGTCGTTGCGCCGACCGATCCGCTCGATGCCCCGGGCCAGCTCGGTGCGGCCGATGGCCCGCGCCGTGGTGGCCGCGCGCTCAATCTCCGCCGGGTTCACCGGCACGCCCGCATCCAGGTTGGCTTTGAAGTCTTCCAGCTGGTTGCCCAGCTCCACCCGCATGGCGGACGCTTCCTGCCGGGCCACGGCCTGGCGTTGGGCAATTTCCGCTTCCGCCTGGTTGGTCAGGCGGATTTTCGTGTCGGGATCGATGTACTCGTTCCACGCGCCGGATTTCAGCCGCTCCAAAGCGGCTTCCGGATCGCGGGATATTTCCCCCACCACGGTGGAGCGCACCAGGCCATCCCGGGCGGCGCGGGCCAGCTCGGCCTTTTTATCCGGCGGCAAATTCAGACTGGCCACCACCCCCAACGTATCTTCGTAAATGGCGGCGAACTGATCGGGATCGTCCTGCAGGGCGTTGCGGTTCAGATCTAAAGCCCGCCCAAAATCGGTCAGTTCCTTGCTCACCCGTTGCGACGCCTCAAAGGCTAACGACCGCTCCACCACATAACCACGCCGCACGTTAAGGCGATCTGTGGCCCACAAACGCGCCGGCTCGTTATTGATGCCCGCCAGCAACTCGTCTTTTTCCCGGTCGAAGTCCGCTAGGACTTTGGGCGTGTAATCCACGGCATCCGCTTCCGCCGCGGCCTCCCGATCGGTCAGCACTTGGCCCCAGCGGGCATTGAATTCCGCGACCTTTGCGCCGGCCTCCACCGAAGCCGTTTCATCGCGGCGGCGCTGCCGGCGGATTTCCAAATCCCGCACATTCCCCGCCACGTCGCCCAACGCATCGGCGTAAGCGACGCCAAAGGCATCCGCCGACGCCCGCGGCAGACCGGGACCGGCACCGATCACCGATTGCTGTTCGTATATGGGAATACGCGGCATTGGCTCTATTTTTCCAAAAAGCTTAACATCGATGACGCCGCCGAAAAGTAGCTGGCGGTGCGCGCCTGCTTGCCCTGCATGCGGGCGAGCTTTGCGCCCTGACGTTGGCTGCGCGCCTGCAATTGCCCTTCATACCGGGCCGTCAGCGCATCCAGTTCCGCTTCCACGGCGCTGTCCTTCAACACATCCAGGGCCGATCCGCTGGAAATATCGCCCCCGCTGGCGGCCAGCGCCGTCAATTGCTGGCCCTGTAATCGCCGCGCTGAGCGGCGGATGGCGGCTTCCCGCGCACCCGCCGACAGGATTTCCAGGTTGGCCTGATCTTCCGCGACGGCCGCATTGTACAGACCGGATTTGTAGGCGGCGCGGCCCGCCTGAAGCTTACCAATAGCCTCGATGCCGCCGCTCATCGGTTGATCCCATTCATCTTTTAATCCGAGCAAACAAATCCGCGTCGCGGCCATCCGGCCAAAAAGCGCGCAGCGTGCCTTCGTATTGGAAGCCCAGCAAATGCGCCCAGCGCCAGCCAGCCTTGAAATCGCTACGCACCAGCGTTTCAATCCGCCGGAAAGGCACCTCATCCAAATACGCCCGCACCTCCCGCGTGATGGCGGTTAAATACCTGCCGCAGTCTGCCGCCAGAAATGCCCACACCAAGGCGCGGCCATCATCCAGATCCACCAGTCCGGCGCAGCAAATTATTCGGCTGCCCACCCGCGCCGTCCAGGCGTCGCCGGCGGTCACCAGTCTTTCCCCGTGCACCGCCAAGGTGTCAGGAATATCCGCGTGTTGGATGGCCTGGATCGGAAAGGTTGTTAAATCCATAGGTTCCATCGGCAGGATTTGCATGCTAGCCCTCCGCCGTGACCAGCCGCGGCATCACCGCCAACAGCGTCATTGGCAAGGGCTGCACGCTTTTCACCATGACATAGCCGTCGGTATCGTAATCGCCGGGCCAGCCCATTTCCACGTCACCACTGAACAGCGCCGGCGGCGCATCCATGGCGTCGGCGCTGGATCGGAACAGGATTTCATCCAGGTGATCTTCGTCCGGCCCGGCTTCCACGCCCAGCGTGTCCAGGAAGCGCAACACCATCTCATGGATGCGCTTGATCTTGCCTTGGGCAGGCCCCGTGTCCCCGCCCGCTTCCAGCCGCATGATTTGCACATGCGCTGGAAAAAATAATCCCACATGTACCTTGGACGCCGATCGGTCCAGGGTGATCTGGCCGCCACTGACCACTTTGTCGGGGTGGGCGGCGCCATCCGCCAGCACCGCCACCGTTTCCCCTTCCAGATAATCCAGGCCGGAAATCACCGTCGCCGGCGCGCCGTCATAGGTGGCCCCGGCGTCCACAAAAAAGGCGTCGGTCACCACGTCGCCTTCCGCCCACAGCGGCGCCAGGTATTCGACGAACTGCACCGTCGCCCCGTTGATCGTGCGCCGGACGATCAGCCAGGGTTGATCCAGATCGCCATCAGGATCGGGAATGCACGCCACGGACTTCACCGCCGCGCTTCGCCCCGCCAGAACGTGCGGCGCCCAGGCGCGCACGTTCTGTTCGTTGCTGTAAGTGGCCGACAACAGCACGCCGTCAGCGCGCACTGACCATAAAACGTTGTCTGGATTTTGCTGATACGCCAGCTCGAGGAGGCCGCTGGCCGTCAGGTGGGTCGCCAAAATGGTCATGTCATTCGGCACATAACGGTCTTCATTGAAGTCATAGCCGGTTTCCAGCACCTTGCGCCCGGCCCGCTGAATAAACATCACCTTGGCGCCGATCTGCGCCGGGCGGGTTTTGCGGGAACCGTAAGTGGATTGCGGCGGCGACTTGATATTGAACGGCGACAAGCCCTCGCTGTTGGCTGCCGGGCCCAACGCCACCTCCCCCCCGGCGGTGCCGATCAACAATTCCCGATCAGCTTCCAGCCATTGGATCAGGTCCACCCGGCGGCCGCCCAAGGTCCAGGTAATGGCCTGGTCCGCCGCCAGCACGCCACCCGCATCCCGCGCCGCGAAGTTTTCATAATCGCCCACCACAGACCCATACACCGTGGCGTCCTTGGCAAACCACAACCGTTCCTGGTGAATGGCCACGCACGTGGGCCAGCCTTCCACATCGGAAAAGGCCGCATGCGCCCAGCGGTGCGTGGTGTTTGATCCACCCACCACGCTTTCCGGCAGTTGCGTTTCTACGTCTGCCGTCACCACGGTGCCAGAAGTGTAGCCGGTGATGCGCACAATGCCAAAGCCGGCGTGCTGAAAGGCCCACGTCACACCGTCGTCACCGTCAATCGCCTCGCCCTTGGTGTGGGTGGGCTGCACGGTGCCGGTCTTGGCGCCCGCGCCGATGGCGGTGGCTTTATACACTTTGCCGTCAGATCGGCGCAGATTGTTCACCGCGATGGTCTTGTCCGGCTCCCACGCCTTGACGCTTTTGAAGTCTTTCTGAGCAATATAGAACAGCGCGCCCACGTGGCCCGCCTGAAAGATCGCACTCGACGCTGTCAGGGTAATCCCGTTGCCGGTGGCGGCGCTGGCGTACACAGTAACGGCTTCAGCGGCATTTTCCTTCTTGAATGGCCCGCCCTTCAGAGCGATTACCGAAAGGGCAAAGGTGGTAGCCGAAGTGCGGGATAATTTGCGCTGCTGATGGCTGCCGTGCGCCAAATATAAAACGTCAGCGCTCTGCGTGTAATCAACATCCGTCAATTGGGCTTCCAGAAAGGGGTGGCTCACTTCATATGCGGTATCTGGCGCCGTCTCAATCCGGCCGTTGTTGGTGAAAAAGCGGAAATACTGGTCGCCCATTTCGATGATGTAGGCTTGTGTCACATTGAACTCGAACGGCACCAGTCGGGTGGTTTTTGAGCCGAACTTGGCTGCCGCCACGAATCGGCTGCCCGACCGTTTACAGGCCGGGCCTTGCAACAGCGGCACCACATTCAACAGCGACCGGCAGCCAGCGCGGTAGCGTTCGAAATCAATCCGCCCATCCATGCGGCGGGATAATTCGCCGGCGTTGAAACTGGTTTGAATGGGGCTGGCGCGACTCATCGGCGGGCATCCAGCCAACTATTGTCCTGCAGTAGTTCCGGCGGGTTTTCCTGGCCGTCGATGTTCTTGCCGCTCAACCGCCAGGCTTGATATTCCTCGAACAGTCCATCCTTCAGGCTTTTTGATTGGGTCAGCTCGTAACTCACCGTCGCCGCCAACAGCGTGGCGAACATGGTGATGAACAGTGCATCGTAGCGGTTCGGGTCTGTCACCCGCTGGATATAGCGGAGATTGAGCGGGCCGGTGGCGTCGGTCAGCACCTTACCGCCTTCCACCAGATAGTCCTGGGATTGGACATCGCTGATTTCCAGCAGCCGCAAAAAATCCGCCGGCAGGGTATAGGCATAAGTAAAGCCCCAGGCGGGGCTGTCCACATCGGCGGCCAATTGCGCCCGCGCCGTGGCAAAATTCCAGGGATGATCCCGCAAACACTGATCCCGCACCGTTTCATAAACGGTGTTCAGGGCGCGGGCAGCCTTACTGTTTTCATCAATGCTGATGATCTTGTTGGCCTGCCCCACCTTGGCCAGCGCCAGATTGCAAATGCTGGTAACAGACGCCACAGGCCGGCCCCTTACTGCTACGCCGGCGGCCAGTTGCCGCTTAATATTTTCCGCTTGATGCGGTCGATGCCCGCCAGCACTTCATCCCGGGTGATGGCGCGGGTGCTGCCACCGTCACCAACTTGCGTGGTGGCCAGGTCCACCGTTAATTCCACCGTGTCGGAATTGGTGGCCGCCCCGACTTCTTCCACCACCCCGGTGTCATCTTCGCCCGCAGATGTTTTATATCGCCGTGTTGCCATGGGTTTATTCCTTCAAAAAAAGTAAGGGACGGACGGCAGCCCCACTGCCGTCCGCCGGGGCACGGAACAGCGGTTAAGCCGTCCACCTACCTTTCAGGGTGATGGTGCCGGCGGCATCCGCCGCCGCCGTCAACGTCGCTGCCACGTCATAAAAAATCTTTGGGTCTTCCGGCAGGTTCAAGGCTTGCCAAAGGGCCATTTCCGCATCGTCGATGTTGAAAATGCCGCTTTCGTGGGTGATGTCCACGGCATTCAGCGGGCCGGCGTTCAGCACCACGGCCGAGGCAAAAAAGTCCGCGTCCACCACAGCGCCCCCATCCGCCGTGGTACGGTACAGACCAAAATCTGCCACGGTGGTGGCGCCGATGTCGTCCGCCCACAACAAAATCTGACTGACCCGGGCAGTGGATGGAACTTGGAAAAAGCGATATGTGGAACCGATGCTATCCGCATTAACGGTTTCCACCGTGCCGGCGGCGGACCGCTCAAACGCATCCACCAGGCGGCTGTTGTTGATCGTCCCTGCGTCGCGTCTGGTGATCGGCCCGGATTTACGATGTTCTACGGCCATAGTTCATTCTCCTGTTGAAAAAATGTCAAAACCAGATGGCCGCCGCCTATTCGCGGCACCAAATCCTGACCACCCGTTTTTCGTCCGTGCGCGTGGCGCCGCCCATCATCTGCTGGTAGACCTGCCAAGGGCGACCCTGCAGGTCGATCCGCTGATCCACCGCCGGTTCCGGGTCGTTCCACTTGCCCAGATGCATCCCGAATTTGCTGTAAACCGGCACGGCGCGGGATGTACCGGCGGCGTCATCAGTGCCGGTCTGCAAGCCTTCGCAGTGTTTGAACTTGATGCCCAAAAACTGCGTGATCTTGCCATCCACCAGAACGGGCCGGTCATTGAAATCGGTGCTGATGACCTGGGCTTCCGCCAGCAGGTCGTCATGCTGTTCGGCGGTGACAACACAATAAAGGTCTTCAATGTCCAGATTAACGTTGTGGGCCATCAGGATTTTCTTGGCTTTCCGCAGCTTCGGCACGGTCAAGCCAACCGCCGCCGCCGCGCCTTCCGACACGCTCACCACGTTGCCCGACAGAAAATTCGTGGTGCTGTTGCCATCCACCCCGGTGGCGGCAGCGGCAAAGAACGCCTCGATGATCAGGTCATCCCATTTGCGGCCCTTGGCCAGCGCAAAACTTTGCACCATGGCCGATTGCGGATCGGTCATCACTTTCAACCGGTCAAAGCTATCAACCAGGCTGGACCCGTCCCAAGCCGTTGGCACCACCCAGCGGCGCACGGCCGTGGGATGCTGGTGGGTAATGGGATTGCCGCGCCCGGTGATTTGCTGCATCACCACGGTGCCGATGCGGTCCACGGGTGACGCCCGCTCGCCCTGGTGCATGTCCGTCGTGACGGTATCTTGCAGCACGGAATGACGTTGCACTTCCAAATCAATGTTGGAAGCGAATTGTTTTTTATAAAGATTAACAAGGTTTTCCGACATGGATGTGTCCCTCGGATTAAGGTTGAAACCAAAATCGAAGGGATTGTCGGAATATCCGGTCCGCGTTCTGACGTTTTACGGCCGCGTCGCCGGCGGTGCTTTCCCGCCTTGCATCGGGTCCACCGCGCTAATGGCGGCTGATTGTCCGAAATTGACGGCAGAATCCTATCACCGCCCTGGATATAAAAGCAAGCTGTTGTCAATAAAAAAAACGGCCGGGGCATCACCCGGCCGTCAAGGGGCTAGAAGGAAACCGGATCAGGTGCCCGCCACCGCCCATTGGTGCAGCTCGTCCCATTCTTTGCGGGCCGCCACGTCGCCCTTGCGCAATTTGGCCGAAAATTCAGCGTCTTTTTTCAGCGCGTCGATTTTCTCTTGGGCGGCAGCCGGGGTCATGGCTACTGGCGCTTTCTCTCCATGGGTGAATTGATCTTCGCCGATGGCGATGCCGATGGTGTGCAAAAACTTCATGGCCGCCGCAAAGCCCATAGCTTCCCGGAACGCCTTGAAATGCTCGTCCGTCATACCGAACCGCACGGCCGCCTTGCCGGCGATGGCGTCGTTGGCGTCATAGGCCGCGCCCCATTCGGCTTTCAGGGCCGATTGTTCCTGGGTCAGTTTGGCGGTGCGGGCGGCCTGGTCCGCCGTGGCCATCTCCTTCCACTGCTGATTAACCCATTCCACCAGGCCCTTGGCCTGTTTTTGCGACAGCCCAGCGCCGTGCGCTGCCGCCTTGAAATTGTCCATGAACTTAGGGTCGTCGCCCTCAGCCACGGGCAGGTCATACTTGTCCGCCGTTTCCGGCCTGCCCAGGGTGTTGTAAACACGTTCCCAGCCCGCCTTGTCGTCGTCGTCCTTTGGCAGCGGCAGCTTGTCATGGCCGATCACCTTGCGGGTTTCCAGGTATGATTGCGCCAGCGTCGGCACGTCCTTGAACAACTTCAAGGTGGCCTCACCCTTCAGCGCGTCGGGCAAGCCGCTCATCCATTCCGGCGCGGCATCCGCCTGGGCCGGGGCGGCAGCCGCAGGCGGCGCGGCGGCGGGATCAGCCGCGGGCGGTGTTGCCGTGGCGGCAGCCTGGCCGCCGGGCGCGGCGGCAGTTGCAGTGTCAATCGTCATCGTAATCCTCCGTTAATTGAATGATTTCCTGGTCCGTCAAGTTTAAGTAACCCACGATCTGGTTCCACACGTCGCGGCGGCCCTCGTTAAAGGCCGTGGTGGTGGGATCCCCCGGCACAAAGCTTGTTTTGTGGACGTAGCATAAGGTCCGCAAATGGGCCAACGCGTCCCGGCCGGCGGCGGAAAGCGCCCCCTTGTCATCCAGCAGCACCTGGCGCCAGGCGCGGCGGCGGCCCAAATGCCGTTTGCGGCGGATGACCTGAACGATTTTGCTGTTATCAAACACGCGCCGCCCCCGCCTGAACTTCGGCCGCCGCCAAATCCTTGGCCGATTTGGCCACCACCGGCGCCGCCGCCAGCAGCGCCTGCATGCCGGCTTGGGCTTCCTCCTGCTCTTCCAGCGCGGCACGTTCATCCGGCGTATAGAGCAGCTTCTGCGGCACACCGTTCACATCCACCAACATATCTACCACCGCATCCGGGTTGAACTTTTTCATCAGCGCGTTGGCATAGTCCGGGTTCAGCGACGCCAGCGGCGTCAAGCCTTCGATGGTGCGGAAAAAACCTGCCGCTTCTTCGGCCCGCTGCGCCCGGTTCAGCGGGCTGTCATATTCGATGCTGTAATCCCCTTGCGCTTCGCGCAGCTCGCCCGGCATCGGCGGCAGTATCCCCGCCGACGATAGAATATCCAACTCGCGTTCTATGATTGGCCCCAACAACTCACTTTGCTGCCGTCCCATGGTGGGCGCCAGCAGCCAGCCCTTTTCCTTGGCCCGCTCCAAAACTTCGGTGGCGGTCATTTCCGGGGTGTTCACCAGGATTTGAAACAGCGTCACCAGAAAGGTGTCATTGATGGTCCGCTGTTCCGCCTCCAGCATATTGACGCCATAGTCGATGCGGCCATTGGTTTGCAGCGGCTGGATCATCTGACGCCCGGCGCCATCCACACCGCCCACGTTCAGCCCATTGGGCACCAGCCGCAGCCGGTTGATCACCCCGTCATCATGCAGCAGCAACGGCGGGTCCACCATTTTGTGGGCCGCCCGCAGCAGCGTCTTTTTCATCTCATTCAGCATCTTGGTACCAGGCAGGGCGTCCATGGCCGGGCTGCGGCCATAAGTTTCCTTGGGGCTGGTGCGGTAACGTGACACCGGCATCGGGAATGTGCGATAGCCGCCGCTGTTCACCAGATGGCGGGTTTCCATGGCGACGGTGTAGCTGGTATATTCCATGCCGCGCCAGTCCGCCCGCGACGGCATCCGCTCATCATTGGGCTTAACGCAATGCAGAAAGTCAAACTTCCGTTCAGGCTCGGAATTTAACACCCGCTTAATGTCGTCCGGCAACCGCTCAGCACCCCACTTTTGCGCCGCCTGGCGGGCCGTGTAGCGGTATTTGCGATGCACTTTATCCACTAGGCCGCGATAGTTTTCCGCGATGAAAATTTCGCCCAAGTGGATGGACTTGTAATAAATCCCCTGGCCTGGTAGTTCGTCCACCAGGATACACCCCGTGCCAAACCCACCCAGGCTCACCACTGTTTCGCCGATCTGGCCCGCAAAGTTGGCCTTGGGCGCATAGCGGTACTGAAACAGAATGTCATTGGCTTCATCAAAGTAGCGCCGCACCGCCGGGATTTTATTCAGGTCCGGATCGCTGGCCCGCAGCCGGTGCCATTTCTGGGTGCGCGGCATCAACATACCTTCCATGGCCGCCGCGAAACGGTCCAACGCCAGCGGCGCGGTGCTGTCAAACAGCTTCTCGGTGCGCTTATTGCCCTGTTGGATATTGCCAAAAAATTCATCCTGGCGCGGCAAAACGTATTGCGCGCATTCCCGCCAGTGGGGCTCCCAATTGGCCCGCTCGGTCGCCAACTGGGACTGATCCCTTAAAATGTCATCCGCGATACTATCCGCCATGTCACGATCCTTTGTCCTGAACAAAGCCCATTCGGGCAAAACTCAACATCCCGCCCATCATGCCCGCCACCCGCCGGCGCACCGTCACAATCACCGGCGCATCTACCAAAATCCCGGCATAAAGCGCCAGGAAGTGCTGGCGGTCAGCTTGGATAATAGTGCCGTCCGGGATGATCATGTGCACGATGAAGGGGTGACCAAACTGCATCATCGATGCCCGCTTAGCCCTGGTATCAATGGCCATGGGGCAAGCTCCGCTTCGCCATTTCCAATAACATTTCGTGCTGCTCCACCCTGTGCTGCCAGCGCTTCAGCACCGCCACGGCGCTCCGGTCACCACCATCAACCTGGGCCTGGGCCTTAGCCAATCTCCGCCGCGCGCCTTCCAGCATCCGGCGGCGGCGTAACACGTTCATCTCAGCCAACGTTAAATCCGGCGAGGCGGCCGCGGAAGCCACAATGGCCTCCGATGCCGTCTTGCGCTCGATGCCAAACAACTGCGCCAGTTTTCCCAAAATGCCCAACTGCGCCTCCTATATGTACTTACCGCGCACCGTCGTGGTGCCATCATCCGAAGTGGTCGCCGTAGCAACATCGGCGCTGTTGCCGTCATTGCGCAGCGTCAGTGTGGTGCTGATTTGTGTCGTGCGATTGCGGGCCAGCATGAACAGCCAGGTAAGCTTGTCTTTCAGGCTGGACGTGGCCGCCGGCACTGACGCCAGTTCGGCATAGGTGTCCACCGTCAGCGCATCCACCACCTCGGCATTCACTTCCGCCGGGCTGATGTCATTCAGGGCCGCGATCAAGCCAGGCACGTTGTCGGTTTGCAGCTCGTTGGTGTCAATCAGGATTGCGGCTGTGTCCGCCTTGATTGCGGCGACCTCGGTATCCACAGCGGCCAGAATGGCTGCGACCTCGGTGTCGATGTAGCCGGCGATGGTGGCCAGCTGCGTGTCCAGATTGGCGCTGGCCAGGCCCACCGCAGCCCTGGTCCCCGCCGCGTCAAGGGGCGCAACCGTCAGCGCATACCCCGTCTTGTCGTTGTTAGTGGTCACGGTAACGCCAGCCGTCACACTCGCCGCCACCACTTGCCCGCCGCCCAGGTTATACCCCGTGCCATCCGCCGCCGCCTCCAGATTGTCCGCCGCCGTGGCGTCGCCCGACACCTGTACGACATTGACGCCGATTTGCGCCGTGGTGGTGCTCACCGCCGCTCCAGCAATGTGAGACGTGTTGACCTCAGGCCGTCCACTCGCCACCGTCGCGGCAGTCCCGGCAAACGCGTGCACGTCCACCTTGGGGTAGCCAGCGATACCCTCAGCCGGGGCGATCCGAAACGTGGCGGCGATGAAATTGACGGTCTGGCTGTCCACCGTCACGGCGGACACAACGACCCAATAAAAAGCGCCGACCGAGTAAAATCCTGCATCCGTGTTGTCGCTCAGGTCAATCGAAAATCCGTGTATGCCGGTAATGCCGTCGAAATCGATGCCGTCGGTGTCCAGCAGGGCATAGCCTGCATCGCTGGATCGCTGCGTCACCGAGCCGTTTTTATATATCTCGATGTCCGTCACGGCCAGCCCGGTGAGCGTGATGCTGGCTCCGGTCGCCCCGGCGTAGGTGGCGAACGGAATGTATAGCGTCGTCCCCGCCGGAACCGCGCCTAAATGCATCGTCATGCCGCCAACCTCCCCTGTAAAATCCCACGGCGGACCAGTTTGCCGCCGATCAGCCGCCCAGCCGCACCCCCGCCAGCCGCCGCCGGGCGGATGGCCACCGTAAAACAGCCGTTGTTACCGCTCTCGTTGAGCGTAAACGATCCAGGGTCCTCGGATGCCGCATTAATTTTGCGCCGCGCCGAAATCACCGACACACCCGCGTTGGCACCACCGCCTGACGCAATCTGCGTCAGGTCCGTGTAGTTGCTCGGCGCGGCCGTGGCGACCTCGTCATCATCGGCGGAGCACGATATGGCTAGCCACAGCGTATCCTCAGCGCTCCAGGACGGCGACAGACTCGGCGGGTTGGGGTTGGTCGATGGACTGACGTTAACAAACGCGCCCTCGACGCCCGCCGTGGTGGCGTATGCGCCGGTGATGCGATAGACCTGCGCCGCCGCCTGCCGCGACAGGCTGATGCTCACACTGACCGATCCGCCGCCCTCCGTCCCGTCGGCGATGCGGGCGTAGACACCCGAAAAGCACCCTGCCGCCGGACCCGCTGCCTGTCCTGATACGATCAGGTCATAGCCGGTCGGCGTGGTGATGGTTGGGTTTGTCCGCGCCGAGAAAATTAACAGCAGCAGGTCGCCGCTGTTAACCGTCGCCGGATAGGCGACGCTGTGGCTGCTGGCCGCCGTGGCAAACCCTGTCTGTGTGACTGATGCCGGATCGGGGAACGCCATATTTTAAAAATACCCCAGCCGCCGGGCTTGCTCCGGCGTCAAATGACTGATCTTTTTCTTAGGGATGTCATTCAGACGCGCCACAGTCACATCCTTCATGTCCACAATCCGGTGCGCCGACACCAGGCCGTCCTTGTTGAAGCTCGCCACCTTGGCCGCCGATCCATTAGATGCCCCCGGCACAAAGCCTTGCAGAATTCCGACGCCATCCGGCGTCATCACCCACATGCCCACGCGCGGCGGGATATGCCGCACCGGCGGCGCCGGATCATCCACCGTCACCGCTGGTTCGCGACGGAACGCCGCCTTGATTTTTTCCTTGATGCCCATGCTCCACCCTATGTGTTCGCAATCACCGCCAGCTTTTGCCCTGGCGCGACGCCAAAATATTCCGTCTGGTCCGCCGCCAGCCGCTTGTGGTTTGTTGTCGCCGTGGGGTTGTCGCCAAAGACAATCGAACAGATGGCATCGGTATGCACCCGCACGATCCGCGTCTTAGCGCCGAACGCCGCCGATTGTGCCGACGCGCCGGATATAGTAATGGGCGTTTGCTCCACCGCCGCCGGTTCTTGCGGCACATTCATCACGCGGCCATTCTCATCCTGTTGCAGATAGGCGTATTCCGTCACATAAAGTTTAACCATATCAATTGCTCCCTAATAAGCGTTTGCTGGCGGTGCCGGCGGCTTCCTCGCCCAACTCCCCCAATAACAACGTTGATGCCCTCCCGGAACGGTTGGCCACCGTGTCACGACGTTCTGCGGATGCCGCCGCTTCATCCCGCATGGGCACGCCGGGCGGCGCCGGTAGCAAGGGCGCCTTGGGTTTGCTGATCCCCAGCACTTTCAACGGCGCTTTTAGCGCGCCCTTAAAAACCTTACCCACCGCTTTAACTGCACCCGCCATCGTCACCCTCCAAAATAGGCATAATCTGTGTCCACTTGCGGAACGTGGGGCGTCCAATTCTGGCCATGCAGCGCCACACGGCCTTCACCGCCGCCCAGCATGCCGTACTGCAATCCGTCATGGGGATGGCTGTATTCGTTTTTGTTGGGCTTATCTTCCTGCCGGATGTACCCACCAGCGCCCACCAGGTTGATCCGGCGATAGTGATAGCCGCTGTTAAATCCTTTGCGCAAAATTTTGCACTTGGGCGACAACAGAAATCCCGGCTTACCTTCCACAATCCGCGTCAGCGGCCCGCGCACTGCTTCCTGCCGGATCGTCGGATCGTTGGTGTATGTCGGCCGCACCGGCACCTCTGTCTCGCGCTGAACAATCAGCCGCCAGCTTAAATCGCCCGCCTCCACATCCGCCCCGGCGCCGGTGGCCGGGTCGGCCCAAATCTCCAGCCGGTCCTGATGGCCATAAAAATGGCCATACTCTGTTTGCAGCTTTTGCTTCAGCATACCACCAAACCGCGTCGGCCCCATGCTCGTCAACATTGCTTCTTTGGTGGGGAAAACCACCATCTCATCCAAACAACGCCAGCGCCCTAGTGTATCTTTCTGCAGAAAAGCCGCGGCCGGTGTCGATCCGCCGTCAATCCCAACAATCAGTTTCAAGTCAGGATGAGCCACCAGCGGTTCCCGCGCCACATGCAGCGTGTCCTGGAATTCCGGGTAGACCGGCTGGCCGTCCCGCGTGAAGCCAAATTCGTTCATGATCAGGCGGCGGATTTTATCTTCCGGCATCCCGGCCGCCTGGCGCGTGTAGTAATTCTTCGGCAGGTTGTGCACGTTTTCCGCCTGCTGCGAAAAGCCCGATGGCTGGCGGAAGAATTCCGTGTCCTCGGTGGGGTTTTCCACGAAAATGTCATAGCAATAATTATCGATGTCCGGCGCGTTGAAATCACACCAGATGCCCGACCAGGCGCAGCCGCCCAATGACACACCTGGATAACGGCCCACCCGGCCGCGGGCGTAATCCAGCACCTCTTTGCTCAACAGGTCCGCTTCGTTCAGCCAAATGGCCGTGGGCTCCAGCCCGCGCAGCACATCTTCCGCCCGCTTGTCGCCAATGGCCACGAACACCATTTCCAACCGGCAATCACCCGGCCGCTTGAAATCAAATGTCAGTTCGTGCAGACGGGGGCTGTCACCCACCCAGCGGCCGATGGTGGGCGGAAACCACCCGTGCCAGGATCGCAACGTCGTGGTGTCCAGGTTCGGATATGTGTCGCGCACCACCACAACGCGGGCGCGGCGGATGCCATCCGGGCCGGGATTTTGCCACAGCACCGCCCAGATGCACTTCTGGATGCAGCCCGTGGTTTTGCCACTGCCAATGGGCCCCATGATCCCGGTCAGAAATTTCTGTGACCGGGTAAACGCATGGGCCACCGGACCGGCGGCGGGCTGTTTCATCAACGCCGTCATTTTTCAAACCACTGAATGAAGCCATTAAGCGGCACCAACGTGCCGCGATGAATGGCGCCGCCCAGGCGGGTGGGACCATGCGCCACCGCGCCAGGAATGCGCCGCAGCACGTCCCGCCAGGCGCCCGCCGCACCGGCCTTGCCTGGCCAACTGGTATCCATGTAAATCCGCGTCAGCGCCGGATGGGTGTTGGCCACAAACAATCCAAACATGTCCGGTGCGATTTCCACCAGCCGCAGCCCGATGCCCGCCAGTGCGTCCTGTGCCGGTTGTTGCGTATTATCGACGTTGTAATTCAGTTGATTACTTTTCGATACGGACAGATCCGCGTGCGCCTCCACCAGCCAGCTTGCCACCGTGCGGCGCACACCCGCGCCGCGATCGATGGTCATATCCAGCAAGTGTTGCAGGCAGCGCGCGTTGTCTGAAAGTTTTTCCGCCTGCATGGGCGCCGTCAGCGCCGCAATCTGGCTGGCCAGATCATGCAGGTCATCGCCCGATGGCGCGAAATCATTCAAGGCCAGGTCCGCGCACGCCAGCAGCGTGCCATAGGTATCTTGCAGACGATCATCAAACCCGGCGTATTGCCGCAACGCGCCGCGATAGGCGGCAAAGGTATCGCCAAACCTGGGCCATTGATCCAACAACCGGCGCATCAGCTTGGTGCCCAGCTCACTTAACCGCGCCAACGATAAATTCGGCACCATGGTGCCCGGTTGGACGGGGTCCAGCCGCGCACGCACGATCCGGCTTTCATCCTGGGGCGGCAACGGGATCGTCACGATGCTGGTCAACAGCGCCGGGAATTGTACCGAAAACGTCCGGCCCACATGCTGATCACCCCCTCGGCTCACCCGCCCGCCCGATGACGCCTGGCGCAGCGCTTGCAGCGTCGCCTGTTTGCGCATGGGGTTGTCGCCCGGCTCGAATTCGTCAATCAGCACCGGCTGGGCGCGGCCCTGCATCAATTGATAAAGCGCCGCTGCCGTGGTGTCCGTGGTGTCCAGGCACCAGCGATGAAACACGCCCCGGATCAACCGTTGCAGCGTAGACTTGCCCGATCCAGCTTCCCCGTCCACATAAAGGTGGGTCCGCCACGGCACCGCGCCCGCCACAAAGCCTTGCGCCATGAACCCCAGCGTCAAATAGGCGTGCAGCGGTGATTGCCAGTTCCAGGTATTCAGGATCGTCAGCAGTTCTTCCGCCACGTCGTTTTTTTGCGGCTCCCGCGCCGGACGAAGCGTGCCCGGACAACTTGGATACACATGATCGCCATACCGGCCGGGTTTTTTAAACTCGCCATCAATCCAGACGTGATCGCCACAATGCAGCACCAGTCCGCCGTTGCTGTCCGTCCAAGCGCCCACACCGCGCACCTGTTCCGCCGGGTCCATGGTGCCGATCTCGGCGCAAGCCGCCATCAGCACGTTGGCCACCATGTCGGTGTGCAGGCCGCCGTTGTGAAAACCGCGCTTGTCCGTGCGGCCATATTTTGTCAGCAGATAACCCTCATGGCCCGCGAACAGGCTCATGATGTTGGACCGCGAATGTTCGGGCGCTTCCAGCGTGCGGAACGAATACAAGCCGTCCAGGTAATAATAAATCCCGGCATTGCAGCCCAACGGCTGCACCGGCAAGTCATCCGGCACATGCAGCAGGTCATCAACGCCATGGCCGTTTTTCTTATTCGGCGATTTTGGCCCGGACTTCGGCGGCGCTTCCGGCGCGCCCTCGATGGCCTCGGCAATTGGATTTTTGTCAGGCAACCCGGTCACGCGCTAACTCCCTCAACCAATCGTTAAAATCCTTGCCCTGGGCGGGCGCGGCGATGCGGACCTTGCGGCCCTTTTCCTGGTGCGCCGCGACGGCGCGATCAAAGCCCCGGATGGCGGCCTTGGCCGTGTCATTGTCGCGGGCCAGGATCACTTCCCGGATGCACGGCGGCAGCTCCACCGACGCCATGTTGGACAGGCTCACCGTCGCCGCCACCCGGCGGCGCGGTAGCACCAGCGCCACGGACAACGCCGTTTCGATGCCTTCCGCCAGCACGATGCTTTCCGGAATTTCTTGGTCCCACAAATCATTCCACCGCACCCGGGTGATGCCCCGCGTCAACGGGATGCAGCCGCCCAGATAGCGGCCCAGTGACAACTTGGCGTCCACCAGCTGCGCCTTTTGCGGCCGGGCCGGGTCCAGGTAGGTGCGGTGCACACCCACCAGCTCGCCGCGCCGGAAGATCCCCGCCACCAGCGCCGGCAGCGTGCCCTGCACCTCCTTGCACCAAACAGCAGGATGGAACGCCAGCGCGCCCGGCACCTTGGGCAGACGGCGCACATCGATACACCGCGCCCGCAAATAGTCTTCCGCCGGGGTGCCCCGGATGTCGCGCTTGGCCGTCAACCAAATCCGCCGTGCCGACACCAGGATTTTGGCTTCTTCCCGTTCCCGGTCCGCATCGGCCTTTTCCGCCAATTTGGCCGCCTTGCGGCGCACCTGGGCAATGGCGCGGGGATCACGGTCATCCAGCCCCAGCCAGCGCTTGGACCATTCCACCGCCCGCGCCTTGTCGTTGCCGAACAGCACGGCCGCCACCAGGTCCAGGGCGTCGCCGCTTTCCCCACCCGAAAAATCTTTCCACACGCCCGCCCGCGATCCGCTAAGATGCACCGCCATCGACCGGCCCGGTTCCCCCGCCAACGATCCCACGCGCCATTCCGCCCCCTCCCGAATGCCATTGGGCAGCAGGTCGGCCACCAGGGACGGCGTCCGCTCCGCCAGCAGCCGGGCAATTTCGGCGATGGAAATAAGCTGGCTCATGGCCACTGGCTCCCCACCCCCGACCCACGCGGAAAAGACCGTAAAATTTTCGCGGGGTAAAAATCCCGGCTTCCAGAATTTTTGAGACCCTCGGGCGACAGGCAGGGGGGATGAGCGACGGCTGAAAAGGGGGGGGCCCCCCCCCTGGCCGCGCGCGGCGGCGGCGCCGGGCTGGCCGGCCAGGCCATGGCCTGGCCGGTGGGCGCAGAAGGATGTTCAATCCCTCTGACAATCCGCACAAGCCCTTGAAATGAAATGGCTTCTTCGCAACTGTCAGACAGCCATTGTCCAACTCGAAAATTGGTCATTCGCTATCCCCTTGATTTTCATTGCTTATTTCCAGCATGGCGGCGGCTTCCTCAACCGTGGCCGCCTGGTCGAAATTCATCCCCGGAATGACCAGCGCAATGCCCCGATGATTGACCGACACCGCCACCGGCATCTTGCTGGCCAGGTAGGGCGCCAGCTCAGCGGCGGCGCGCTGTTGCAGCTGGAATGCCTCTAGCTTGGTGCAGCCCAGTTCCGCGGCCAGCTCATCCACCGGCCGGGCATAGGTCTGCGCCATAACTTCCCGCGGGTCGGGATAGCGGGCCAGCAGGTATTCGGCAAAGTCGCGGGTGCGGCGGTTCGCGCTGCCCTTTGGCCGCCCCCGGCCTTTGGCCGCCTGGACCCGATCAAAGGCCGTGGTGCCCGGCATCTCATCGGCCAGCATGTCCAGCTGTTCCGCCGGGATCAGCGGCCCGCGCGGGACGATCTCGTCCAAAACCTTCGCCACCCCCGTTTCTTCAGCCATTATTCACCCCTTTTTTTATTCTTTTCAGCGCCTTAAGGCCAATTTGCCCGGCCAAGGCAGCGCCGCTGTTACGCACCGTAACGCCACCGTAACGGGCAGCGTAACAGGGATAAGCCATTGAATTATCTATATATATCTCTCTCCCTTTAACCCTTGTTACGGTGTTACGGTTCGCGCACGCGCGCGTACGGGATACACCTTGCCCCTTGCTCCCACGTGACGCGCGCGCATGTAACAGCGTAACAGCGTAACAATCGTTATATTTCAATTGGTTATCCGTAACGGTGGAGTGTAACAGCGGCGTAACAGCGTAACAGCCGCGCGCCTGAATATTTGCCTGAATATCAAAGGGTTGGGGCTTCGGGGAAAGATATGGGGCGGCGCGGGTCGGGGTAGTCATGACGGCCGCCTATTGGGTGTGGGTCGAGGAAAGGGGAAGCATGAACGGCGGCCGCGCCTGGGCGCTAACGCGCCGCGCGGACCTGTTATGAAAGCCAGCCGCGTGCCGCGGCCGGGCCAATGTCCGCGCCGCTGGTCGCGGCGCACTTATTTTATTAAGCCATTGAAATTGCTTATTTCTTTTTTGTTGACTTATCTTTTTGTTCGCTATTAAATGAACATTACAGGGACGGCATGGGGCCGCCCGAAGGGTCAACGAAAGGACCACAATAATGCAAGACTTCACCCATTTTCGGCTAATTGGGCAGACCACGGTTTTTAAGGTCGCCCGTTTGTTCGGCATGTTCGACCATGTGTCAGAACAGCCTGGCGCAATCGACTGCGTCATCGGCATCACCCTTGACGGGAAATTCACCACCCGGGCACGCATTGCCGACGTGACCCCCATCACCGTGGGAGCCTGATCATGAAACTTACCCGCGAATTTTACATTCCCACCAACGCCACCGCCACCATGCACGATAAAACCTTGCTCGAATGCTACCGTTTGGGCCGGGGCCACGCCGGGGGGAATTCCCCCGGCGTCCATTCCGGCGACTTGGGCGCGCAACAAATGCGCGCCTGGTACATCGGCACCCGGGAAAAGGATCATCCCGATCCGGCCCTGGCCATCCTGCCCGGCAAGCGCAAAGACCTGGCGGCGCTGATCATCGTTCGCCAGTCCGGCACCCGCCAGCTGGCCATGATCGAAAGCGGGCTGATCAGCTATGTTGCCTTGGATGCCGCCCGCGTCGTAAAACCGTGCAACGTCGGCTTGTTCGGCGATCATCAAACCGAAATGTTTTAAGGGCGCCCCATGACCACCCTTGCCACCCTCACCGAAACCGAACGCCGCGCGGTCATTCGCCGCGCGGCCGAACTTGTGGGCGGCGGCCATGCCTTGGCCCGCGCGCTGGATGTCACGCCCCGCACGGTGCAAATGTGGCTGGCCGGCGATCGCGGCATCAAGGACGGCGTCATGGCCGACCTGGCGCAAGCCCTGCGCACCCATGGCGACCACTGCCACGGCCTGGCCGACCTGATCCCGCCGCGCTGATCCCCGCTTACCCATAAATATCCGCCCTGGCGGTATCGCGCACGTCCCACGGCACGTGCAGCGCGTTGTTCACGGCCGCCTGTAATTGATCCACCACGCCGGGCTCCAGCGTCCCCGCCTGGCCCAGCGCCACTACCTCCCCGGTCACCCGCCGGGCTTCCGCCCAGGCGTCGGGCAGGTCTTCGGGCAGCTCATCCACCGCCCGCGCCAGCGCCGCCAGGCGTTCCGCCGTGGGCGCCATCCAAAACGCCACGGCGGCGGCCACAAACAGCTTTTGCGCCCGGTCATGCATGGCCGGGCGCCCCCAATATCGCAGGGGTGGCGCTAGCGGCGCCGCGCCACCCCTTCCACGGCCCGCCGTCCAGCCAGGTCAGCGGGCCATAGCTTGGAAAATTGGTTGCAGGGGCCAGACTTGCACTGGCGACCTCCTGGGTATGAACCAGGCGAGCTGCTGCTGCTCCACCCTGCAAAACGTGCGTCATCCCACAATGACCCAATCTTCGGCCAGCAGGTCGGCCTGGCTGGCGATCCAGGGCACCACGTACCCTTGGGCGGTTTTCATATCGATGTGGGCGTGATAGGCCACCTCGGTGCCCTCGGGGTAAATCCCCAACAGCGGCGGGCGGTTCACTTTAAAATTCGACCCGTTCACCAGAAAGATGAACATGTCCTTACCGTTCCAGCCCTGCCGGGCCATCCGGCGGCCAGCCTTGATTTCCAGCAACGCCGCCGAAAAAGACATACTTTCGTCCATGCCGTCAGTCCTCCAGGTTAAAACCCCGCTTGGCCAGGCGGCGCAACCGGGGGCTGTTGGGCCGGAACCCTTTCGGATTCAGGCTGATCATGAAATTGGCCAGGTCATACCGGCGTTGATCCGCTTCTCGGCGATGATCATCCGGCGACAGGTGCAGCGGAATGCGCACCGGGCTAGGGGCGGGGATGTGCGCCGTCATGCGGCTTCTCCAATCTGCTGGGGTTGGGGGGCTGGGGCAGCCAGGTGTTTCGGATCCAGGTCGAACCAGTCGTTCGGCTCCACCGCGCCGCCCGTGTACTGCCAGATGCGGATTTTGATGGCATCCGTGGGCGGCTGGCCTTTGGCGGCGTAGCGCCACACCGCCATGCGCGACAAACCAAGGTCGTCAGCCGCTTCCGCCGCTGATTTACCTTGGTCCTCAAGCCATTTTGCGAATGTAGTCACTGATTTTGTAACCGCCGCCGTTACAATATTTAGTGGTGAACAACTCACCACCCCACTAAATCGGGACGGTAACGGTATAAGTTATGCAATGTCAAGCGAAAGGAACTATATCGGTGCTAGCGAATGTAACGGATATTGTTACAATTGGCGGCATGACCGAGTATCTACCGAACCGGATACGTGAAATCCGTACCATGATGGATATGTCCCAGGAGGAGCTGGGCAGCCGGATCGGCACATCCAAACAACAGGTCGGGCGGATCGAAATCGGCAAGGTGGAGCTGAATTTGCGCTGGATGCGCAAGATCGCCGACGCCTTCCAATGCACCGTCGCCGATCTATTGGTGGAGGAGGACAACCCCTACCGCCTGAACGACATGGAAACCGAGCTGATCAACCTTTTCCGGGGCCTGGACGCCGCCGAGCGGGAAAAAATGTTCCGGCTATTGGTGGCTTTCTGCACCCCGGCCAACGAAAACCGGGCGGCATAGCAAATATATGCTGCATAGATACTCACTTATCCCCCACGGAATGGGCCCAAGGCGACTTTATTTCGTCCTGGCATGCCTTTACGTCAGCATCGCCGCTTGGTGGACACTTCCTGCAAATAACGGAGGCGCCATAAAATTGGGCGCTAGCATTTACTCTGAAATTTCAAATAGATATGCCAAAAAACATTATGGCAAAACACTGCACCAGATGCGGGCTGAATGTTTCGAAAAATGGTGGCAGGAAAAGGGCCTTGATAGAAACTTATCCGAATTTAAGGATGATTTAAGGGCCGCTACCATTTTTGAACCCTTGGACCTCAACAATGTAGGGCCTTGTGACCGAGCCTTTGCACCAATACCCCATTCCTACAGATCGTTTTCTAATGTGGCTGGCCACTTAATTTTTTACACATACCAAGGCATAAAAATTCTCCTTTTGGCCTTGGGTGGGCTTGTTTGCACAGCGCTCATGGTAAATACTTTTTACTGGGTTCGAGCAGGCTTCAGGGAAGACAAAGCCTAATCCCCACACCGCCGCCGCTTTCCCGCCACCGCAATTAATAAAATCATTCCCTGATGCGCCGGTATCCGCCAGCGGAATAGATCAGCGACGGCGCGTCAGGAAGGGGAAAAACCTGAACGCATTCATAAGGACCAACCGTGCAAACCTGAACTGTTCCGGTCCAACGATCCAATACCACCCCCACCTCGACATACTCATAGCGCCACATATGTGCCACCATCAAGATTCCCACCAATACAACCGCAGGCATCATGTATTTTTCCATAAGTTACCTCCCAAAATTTATCACTTAACATTTATTCCTTTCGGTCACTAAAGCGGCAATAACTGATACAGTTACTAATAAATTGACATTGGTAACTTATACGGTTACTTTCTCCATCCAGCGCAGCCCGGCGCCAAGGTTTGCCAGTGTTTGGCCACCCGAAGCGCCCGTATCAGATGGAGCAACCCAGATGCCAGCACAGACCCCGCCCACCATCGGTGATCTATACCAGGCCATCACCAAGTACCAGGCTGTCCACCGCCGTTATCTGCGCTGGCAGCGCACCCGGCGCGCCCTGGCCGCGCTGGCCTTCCTGGCCTTCTGCCTGGGCGCCTGGGGCCTCTTGGCCTGGGTCATCATGATCGCCGCCCAAGCGCCTGGCCTGGGGGGCGCGCAATGACCGCCGAACAGGAAAAACCCATGACCGTGCCTCAGCTGCGCACCGCCGCGCTGCGCTCCCACACCGTCGCCAAAAAAGCCCGCGAAGTATGGCTCATGATCCCCGACGGCAGCGACGAAGCCAGCCTGGCCTTGGCCGCGCTGCGCGCCGCCGAAAGATTACATCAATGTTTATTGGCCGGATGGCTCGATGCCGCCGAGGCCAACACCACTCACCACAAGGACACCAAAAAATGACCCACCCTGCCCCCATGGCCCGCGTGCTCACCCTGCGCCAGGCCGCCCTACGCATCGGCCGCACCGTGCCCTGGCTCTACAAGGCGAAAAACCGCAAGGCGCTGGAAGCCAGGGGCTTCCCCCCGCCGCTGCCCACGCCAGGCCAAATCAGGTACGACGGCGAAGCCATCGACCGCTGGCTGGATGCCCAGATGCCGCCCGCACTTCGCCCCACTTCCCAATCGCCCGGCGATCAATGGGCCAGCGAACTGGATAAACGCGCGGCGACCATCGCCGCCCAAAACGCTGCTTAGAAATTTATCTTTCAACCCCAACTCATGGAGCCCCACACCATGCCAAAAAAACTGCAAGCGAAAACTGCGCCCTCTAAAGTTTCCATGGCCAAACTCCGCGCGAAAAAATCACGCGGCCCGCGCCAGCCCGCCCACCTGCAAAGCGTGGATCTGTTCATCGGCAACCGCATCCGCGAATTGCGCGTGGCCCGTGGCATCACCCAGGAAGGGCTGGCGAACCTGGCGGGCCTAAGCCACCAGCAAATCCAAAAATACGAAACCGCCCACAACCGCGTGTCCGCCGCGCGGGCCGTGGAACTGGCGGCCATCTTCCATGTGCCCGTCACCGCCCTGCTGCCGGGCGATCCCGCCAACGTCATCACCGCCGCGCCCCGCCACGGCGGTCACCACCGCAAGCTGCTGCTGGCCACCGATGAATTCAACGCACTGCCCGGCCACTTGCGCCAGGCCGTGCGCGACATCATCCACACCCTGCATCAGGCCCACCTGTTCAGCGCCGGGCAAGCCGCATGACACAGCTCCCCCACGAAATGCACTGCCGCATCCCCATCGCCGAATGGGATTTTCAATATGCCGATGACGCGCTCACCGTCACCATCAACTACGATGGCGATGGCTGGATCATGCACATCAGCCATGCCTTGCACGGCCCGGCGTGCGAATGGGGCCCGCTGCTGCAACGCCACCCCATGGGCCGCACCGCCCGCGTCATCGAAGGCGGGTCTTTGCGCACCCTGGAAACCTGCTTCGCCATTGCCCGGCGCTACCTCCACGCCTACGGCCAGGGCGACACGGTGATTTCCACCTGGAACATGGCGGCGCAAAAATACGATCCGCTGATTATCGAAAGGCAGGCGCAGGTATGACCAAAATCGAATGGACGGACAAAACCTGGAACCCCATCCGCGCCCGCAACAAGGCCACCGGCGGCACGGGGCATTATTGCGTCAAGGTGTCCGATGGCTGCCGCAACTGCTACGCCGAAACCTTTCAGCCGCGCTTTAAAAACCCCATCCGCTACGCCGCCCAAGACCGCGCCATGGTCGATATCTTCCTGGACGAAAAAACCCTGCTGGCCCCGCTGCGCTGGAAAAAACCGCGCATGGTTTTTGTGTGCAGCATGACCGACCTGTTCGCCGAATGGGTACCCGATGACTGGATCGATCAGGTATTCGCGGTGATGGCGCTGACGCCGCAGCACACCTACCAAGTGCTGACTAAGCGGCCGGAACGGATGCGGGATTATCTGGTAAATGACGCCACATATTGGCGCATCAGTTGCGCCCAGAGTCGGGGCGGCATGGGATTTGCGCCAGGCCAGATCAATCACGAAAACGATGCGTTTCAGCCGTGGAACCGCCCGCTGCGCAACGTGTGGGCCATGACTAGCGTGGAAGACCAGCCCAGCGCCAACGCGCGCATCCCGCAATTACTGGCTACCCCCGCCGCCGTGCGCGGCATCAGCCTGGAACCCATGCTGGGGCCGGTGGATTTGACCAACATAGACACCATGGCCATCAAGGGTTGCGAACGCATCAACGCCTTGACAGGCGAAGGGATGGACTTTCTGGGCACGCCCGTCCGCACAATCCCCAATCGTATTCATTGGGTCATCGTCGGCGGCGAAAGCGGCCCCGGTGCCCGGCCCATATTTCCCGATTGGGCGCACGACATCCGCGATCAATGCAGCGCCGCAGGCGTGGCGTTCTTCTTTAAGCAGTGGGGCGATTACCTGCCCGCCGGCGAGCGAAGGGCAGACGGGCAGCTATGGAAACCGCTGTGCGGCAGTTACCTGCGGGCCACTAAATCGATGACCGGCCGCCTGTTGGACGGCCGCGAATATAACCAGCTTCCCATAACTTCCAGCCCCCAAAAGGAAACCGCATGACCCAACTTCCCAAACAATCACGCGCCCGCCTGATGAAAGTGGCCCGGGATAATTTCTGGGCCAGGGTGCGCGCCGATGACCTGCCGTCCGGCGCAGTGATCCACGCCATCGACAATGCCCTCGACGCCGCCGTGCTCATCGCCGCGCAAAATGCCTACGTCGCCGGGCTGGCGGCGGCGCTCACCGATCTGCACCGCCTGCACCCCGATCTGCGGCCGCAAATCGCCCAAATTGCCCAGGCGCACAACCTCACCGCCTATGCCCTGGCCAACGCCAACTGCACGCCCTACGACATGGGCGAATTCAGCAAAATAACCACCACCGAAAGGACACCCGCATGACCAGTCTTGTTTGTGACTACTGCGGCTCCGCAGACCTGCGCCCGCTGAACGAGGCCGAACGGCAATCCCTGCCCGACGCCTGGGCCGACGACACCCATCATTGCAACAACTGCGATTTAACCACCACCGCCGCGATACCAAAGGAACGCGACTAAGGCTGGCCGCCGGCCCACACCTCCCGGGCAAACGGCTGCGACAACTGCAGGAGTGTCGCGGGATGCCGACCCAAACAACTCTGCAGCGCCGGTGGGATGGCCTGAAAAACCGCCGCGACCGGCATCAACAACAGGAGATAACACAATGGATCTGCAAACCTGGCTCAACGACCCCACCACCGCCCCCTTGGCCCTCATCGCCGCCGCTGCCCAGGCAGAAAGGCCCGCATCATGACCGCCGAACAACTTATTGAAAGAGCCGTGGGCGATTTATTCCGGGGGCTCTACCAGCTCCAGCAGGCGGGCGATTATCAAACATCATTCGACCGCGCGGGCACCGTGGCCCATATGCTGACCAGCCACCGCCTCGAACTTTTAAAACAGGGGAAGGCAAAGCCGTGACCGCCGAACCCAAAATCCATCACATGTATCTGTCATATCAGCCGCGCCCCGGCATGAAAATCGAGCACATTTCCTGCGGCCTGCACCCGGTCAGCGCACGCTATCGCACCAGCAACACGGCGGACGTCACCTGCAATCGCTGCCGCCGCAGCTCGTGGTTCAAAGTGGCCACCAAAGTCGAAGCGGACTATGCCAGGATCGCCGCCGCCCCTAGCCTGGCGCGGCCGCCTGGGCTTTTTTGACGTTTCCCTGCCGCCGGACTACGCTGCGACCAATGAATTGACTCTGACCTGACCCGCCCCTAGTCTGCCCGCGCCGCAATGTGCCCCCCTGGCGGAACTGGTAGACGCAACGGACTTAAAATCCGTTATTGGGCAACCGATGTGCCGGTTCGACTCCGGCGGGGGGCACCACGCAGCACCAAGGAGCCACGCCCCATGGCCACCCTGAAGATCCGTCATCTGGTCATCAAGCCCGGCAAGGCCGGGTCCACCCGCTGTTTCTGGCAGCCCAGCGCCAAGCTCCGCGCCCTGGGCTGGACCGGCTTCGCGCTCAAAGACACCGACGGCAATTTCTTGGGGCTGCCCGCCGCCATGGCCGCCGCGGAAGCCCAAAACGCCCGCCTGGACGCCTGGCGCCAGGGCGAAGATACCCCCGGCACGCCGGGCCAGCCCGTGGCCGCCGGCAGCGTCCAGGCCCTCATCGATGCCTACACCGCGTCCCCCCGCTTCACGGGCCTGGCGGCCGACACCCGCAAGGGCTATCTGGTGCTGCTCAAAGTCATCGCCCAATGGGCGGGCGACGCCCCCATGGCCGCCATCACCCGCCAGCGGGTCCAGGCATTGTACCAGCAGCTTTACCGCCGCACGCCATCCCGCGCCAACCACCTGGTCACCATGATCCGCACGCTTTATGCCTTTGGGGTGGACAACTTCAGCGAAATCACCATCAACCCGGCGGAAAAGCCCAAGCTGATGGGCACCGGGGCGCGGGCCGCCGTGTGGTCGGACCGGGCCATGGACGCCCTGATGGACACCGCCCTTGGCCTCGGCCGCCCCAGTGTCGCCGTGGGCGTGATGATGGCCGCACACCTGGCCCAGCGGCCCACCGATGTGCGGCTGATGCTGCGCTCCAGCTACAATCAGGGCCGCTTCACCTTCCACCAGTCCAAAACTGGCGAGCTGATCCAGGTCCGCGCGTTGCCCGAACTGGCCGCCGCCCTGGATGCTTATCTTCCCACCCACAACCACGCCACGATTTTGGTGAACGAGGCCACCGGGCTGCCCTACACCGAAAACGCCTGGTCCCACGCCTTCCGCCACACCAGGGCCAAGGCCATGGAGCTGCACCCGGATGCCGCCGAACTGGCCCGCCTGCAATTCCGCGACTTTAGGCGCACCGGCGTCGTCCGCCTGGCCGAAGCCGGCGCCACCGTGCCCGAAGTGGCGGCCGTCAGCGGCCACAGCATCGACGCCACCAGCCGCATCATGGAAACCTACCTGCCGCGCACGACAAAGATGGCCGACCAGGCCATCGCCAAACTGGAAACCGCCCGCGCCAACCGCGCCAAAGCCAAGGGAGAATGAACGGATGACCAGCCAAATTCCCGAACGCACCACCGTCTACACCCGCACGCCAGGCACAACAAAATGGCAGTTGCTTCATGATCTTCCAGTTGCCGAAACCAGAACGATCAGGGCGGTCGATGACGATACAACCGAACACCACCTCCACATTATCCGCTGCATCGCCAGCGTCCCTGGCCTGGGCGAATACCTCATTTGGCAGCCAGATTTAGTTACCCCGACCATCCAGGAACACGCCATCTGCGATCCCGGCGACACACTGGAATTTTTCATCCGCTTTACCCGCCAGCTCGCGCTGGAATATTTTAAAGCCAAAGGAGAATGAAGGATGAAGGGCAAACGCAACCCCACCTCTGCACTTGAAACTGCCCTCATGTGGGCAGCCGTGAAAGACACCCATCTTTCTGTCCGCCACGGTCCTGATGGGGCAACGTTCTTCCTCTTTGGCGATGATCCAGCGCCCCCATGCCACTTTTACATAACCGGCGCGAAGCCCCACCAGGCGCCAAAGGGAACCCTTGTTCAGAAATTTACGGGTCTTATGGGGGACTGGTATTATCTGGATTACCCAGCCGCACCCAGCGCCGCCGCCGCTGAAATCACCCACGTATGGATCGATGAAATGCAAGCCATCGAGCAGGCATGGCTAGAGAATTTTGGAGCATGATAAATGACCACCGACCCAGCCATGAAAGACCTGATGCAAGCCCTTTACCTTCTGCAACGCGCCCTTATTAATTTAAATATTACCACACCACCAAAGATTGTATTTGCCGACAAAAACGACTGCTTCCGCCTTAGCACACATGTGGCCGCCACCGTTGATTTGGCCCCGTTCACCTCCCGACCGGGCAGCGTGATCGGCGTTTTTAGTCTGGCCGACATAACCTTTACCTACGATGGCTACCCCATTCATCAGCCCGCCGCCTACCATCCTGGGCTGGAAAATTTCAAACCCAAATCATGAACGCCCCGGCAACAAAAAGTCTGCCGTCAGACTTTAAACCAGTCTGACAGTTTCCCCATTTTCTTTTTATTTCAATTAGATGACGACCGCGCGCGAGGGATTTTAAGACCATCCGTGGTTTATATTTTTCAAGGACTTAGCTGCCTGAAACTGTCCAACTTTATGCCCAAAAGCCCGCAAAGTCTGACGGTTTTTAGCGGGGATTGACTCCCTTTTTATCGGCTGACAGACTGGCGGCCCATAAAAAAACCACGGCCGAAGCCGGGGTCAGGTGGCCCTGGGAAGGGCTGGGGAGGAAACGTCACGGCTTAATGGGCAGGCAAATCAATCTGGTATTCCACCGGCGTCCGGCTTTGATCAATCACGCAAGTACCGCCAGGCTTCATGTTGCCCAGGCTGGGGTAGGCCGCTTTCCAGGCGACGGCAAAGGCATACAGGTTTTCCAGCACCGGCCGGTAAGCCGCGCCCGCTTCCAGGCGATCCAGCATTTGCGGGATCACGATCAGCAACACCTCGCGCTTATAAAGGCAGTCATAAGAACCGCTGCCGCGCACCGACGGCCAAACCACATCCTGCACGGCCGATGCGGAATTAGCGTCCGGTTCAGGGATGGCGCAGCCACGCTTGAAGCCGCTGCCGGATTTAAGTTTGGTCAGATAGCAAGGCTGATCGGCCAGCGTGAAACTCACTTCAGGACCGGCGCCGTCATTCAGTTTCCATTTATTCAGCGCCCAGCCTTGCGCCACGTTGTTGACCTTGTTGTGCACGTCCATGATCGCTTGGGCGGGGTCTACGTTGCCAGGGGCTTCCATAGCCAGAAGCGGCACGGCAAACGCCATCAGGCCCAGGGCGGCCAGCAGTGAAATAAACTTTTTCATCATCAGTTCCTTTCATTGATTAGGACAAATTTTTTCACAGACACACATGTAACGCGCATTGTGTTGGTGGATTTGCTGGCGCGTGATTTCGGTATCGGTCGCGTGCCAGCTTATCCGCGATGCGATTTTGCAGTAATCATTGCCGCTCGTTGGCGTCACGCACCCGCCGAGCATAATCATCATCATAGTTAGGGTGGTTATGATCCACGGCGTTGGCCGCTTTTTCAGCCTGTTCGACATTTTGCAAAATCTCCCTCAGCTGGCCCGCGATGGCTATGGCCTCTCCGGCCGCCAGCAGCTTTTGATCAGACAGGTACTTTGCGATGTACCCCGCCGCCGCCAGCAGCATTTTAAGGAAGGCAATCATTGGGCCTGCTTGCGGTTCTTAAGGACCGACCAGACGATGCCGATCAATGTGGCAATAGCACCCACAGCCGTTTCCAGGGTGGCCGCATCCATCATGCCGCTGGACACAAAGAAGCCGCCGCCGAAGGTAAGCAGGTGGCG